GGCCGGCGCCGCGACCGGGATGGCCTCGTCCTTGGCCCGGTTGTTGAAGTCCTCAGCGATGGCATCCAATTCTTCATGTGATGTGGCCTTGGTTTCTGCCGCGGCCCGTTCCCGCTCCAGCCTGGTCAACCTGTCATTCTCGGCCTGCTCGGCCGCGCGCGCTTTCTTGGCCTCGAGCTGCTGAAAGTCTGCTATCAGGTTTGAGATGCGCGATAATTCCTTCTCCAACGGCTCGCGGTATGTCCGGGCCATCTTGTCTATGTCTACCTTTTCCTTGATCTGTTTGCGGCATGTCTCGACCAGCTTCAACGTGCTGGCGAGCTTGGCCTGGACTGCCACGGCCTGCTTCTGGTCGTCTGCATCGGCTACAGCCAAGACGTTGGCTGATATTTCCAGCAGCATGGACCGGAGTTGGGGTGCGTGCTCGGTCAGGGCCAGGGTTTGGCCGGACAGAACCATCAGCTCGGTGGAGGATGGTTCGGGTTCGAATAGAGATTTAATGTTCATGATACTGGACCTCGGGCAAACGATCTTTCATGGTTTGAATGATTCGCTCCATTTCGTTCTGGTAAAATTGGTCGAACGTGGCGCTGGTTTGGCCCTGACTTTGTTCCCATTTCCAGACTGCATAATGAACCCCCCGAAGTCTTTGGCTTGGGGTCTTGTGTTCCAAGTCGCCCTTGACCGTGATGAGTTCTTCGGGTGCATCGTCAACGGGCTGGATCAGGAGCCTGACATTCTTGTGGTCCAGTTCCATAAGCGCCACCTTTTCAGGCACCGAAAGTTCAGGTGTGCTGGCCCTGAACCCGATTGAGCCATCTGCCCGGCTGGTGAAGCCGGACAGAATGGAGGGCATGGTTATGGCCTTCACGATGCCTCAAAACGGGACATCATCAGGAGGTTCGGGGTCCAGCTCTGCTGGATCGGGTTCCTGTTGTCGAGCTGGTGCAGGATTGGCCTTTGCTGGCGCTGGCTTCGTTTGGGCGGCGGGTTTGGGCTGGTTCCGGGGTGCCCGGACCCTGATTCCGCCCACAAGCTTCCCGCCGAAGCTTACGTTGGGCTCGTCATAGATCACGATTTTCTGGCCGATCCAGTCATCCGATTCCTCGCTCTTGAAGATTTGGGCACAAATCTGGCCGTTGGTGCTGTTCAGGACCATGGGCTTCTCGCATTCATCGAAGCTCATGCACCAGCGAAGCTCCTCGGGTGCGCCCTGTTTGGCCACGTTCTCCTGGTGTATGTCTTTGATCGTAACCAACAACCCACGCCCAGCATCAGCCCGGGTTAGGAAGTTGGATTGTTTCAGTTGGGATACATTCATCTACTTACCTTTCTTTGTTCGTGTTCCCGGGTTGTTATTGGACCGGAAATTGGTGAGCGCGGGGACGGTTCTTACGGTTCCGCCCGGTCTGTCCAATGAATCCTGCGGGGCAATTACTCCCGCCCGTATTCATTAAGGGCCACCCGAGTCTATCACCCGCCGTTGTCGGTCGAAACCGACAAGTTGGTTCCCGCCTAGGCGCCGCGCTCATAAATTACTTAAATCGTCTCTGGGCCAGCTCCGCCTTGCGTTCCGCCAGCGCCTCATCATGGCTCTGCTCAATATCGGCCTTGTCATACGCAGCCAAGAACTGTTCCTCGGCCTCAAGCATCGTCTCGCCCTGGCCCTGGGCTTGGTTCGCGCAGGAGACGGTGCCGCAGCGGACCATGTAGGTGTTCTGATCCATTTGATACCAGGACCAGACGGGGCGGGAGCAGGTTGGACAAGTCATAGACTTTTCAATATCCGAATGGCCTTGCCAGCGGTAACTGTCGTTCTGTTTTTTCCCTTCACCCTATTCCAAAACCGATCATGGAATGGGAATGGTTGCCCCGGAATGCCCGTCATCGTCCCGCCAATGCCAACGACATGTTTCGACTTCCTGTGTTTGAATCTGTGGAATTGAGTAAACAGGCACCCGCATTCGGATAAGTTAAACCAGCTAAAGTCCTTAGTGGCTTTGAATCGTTTCAACCAGACAATAACTTGCTTGGGGGTGTATGGTTTCATTTCCCCCTCACTTTCTTTAGCGCAGCGCGGACGCGGGCCATGGCGTTCTTGTTCCATGATGTAAGCCCTCGTTCAAGCTGGCTCATGTAAGCCGGGGACCAGCCGCAGGCTTTGGCCAATGCACGCAGTTTAATGTCGCACCGCTCACGTTCCTGCCTGACCAGCTTTCCGGTCACACGATGGTTTATCTTTTCCACTTCATCAATGTAGGTTGAAAGGATCAAACTCATGTGAATGATGTTTACTTGATAAGGTTGCAGCCGTCAAGGATTTATTTCCAACAATCTGCGAAGGCGGTTATGCCTGGCATTGTGGCGTCATTGGTCCAGCCTTTGAATCGCCCTCTCGATCAAGCGCCAGGCGAGTTGGTTGAAATCCCTTTCGATAAGCAACTGTTTGGATTCCATCTGCTCAAGCGTTTTACCTAATGCCTGCTTGCAATTCAATAAGGCTCGCGCCCTCTCCAAATCCTCGCGGATCGCCTTGCGCCGGGCGATGATGGCGCGGGTTAGGTCAGTGATCTCCTCTTGGCCTGCGTTGGGTGGGGTGGTCATGGGGTTATAGCCTCCCTATCGGCGCGTAAAGGTCTTTGATTCTGCAAATATCACCCTTGTAAGCAACGATGATCTTTTGTTCTCGTTTGGGGAACTTGCGATAGTTCAGAGTCTTCTTGGCGTGGGCCAGCCGAGTGAATTCACATTCGAGGTAGGTAATCTTATTATAAACCGAAAGGCCATGCTCTTTGAAGAAAAGTTCCGTTTCGGCCTCGGAACAGTAATATGCCCCGTCTTTGTCCCGGCTGTCGCCAGTCATCACCACGAAGAAGCAATTATCATTCAGCCGATCAATGGCGATTTTGTATCCAGCGAAAAGCGCAGCACTGAACTTGTCGTAAGTGCTGAAAGTGTTCAGTTCTCCGGGGGGAGGGTTTCCGTCGTAATCAAGATATTCCTCGACCTTGTAATAAGGCGGGCAGGTGAACACCAGATCGAATCTTCCTTCCGGCTCATAGGTGGAGCTGTCGCTCTGTATCCAAGTGGAATCAAAGTCGCTGCAGAGCTTGTTATTTGCATCGCACTGGTTCTGCCTCAATTCGCTGGCCACGTATTCATAGCCATACGATCCAGCGACAAATCCAAACTGAACACCTCCGCCGAATGGATTGTAAATTCTCCGTCCGCGTTCTGGAATGAAGAATCGCAACACCACTTCACAAGCGACAGGATCAAGAACGGAAGCATTCCCGTTGTGCGCTTTTGTCTTGGCCTCAACCTCGCCAGCATCATTTATAAATCGCTTGGTGTTTACGATGTTGGAGTAGCCATTCTCCCCCTGCCAGCAACCGTCTCGCGTGGCATATGTCGGATTCTTGATGCCTTTCTTTTCGCCAACAGCTTCGATCTTCTCATTCCACTCCCGCTTCAACCGCAGCCAATCTCCTTTGGTTGTGTTCCAGACGTTTGTCATTGTGATATGCGCCAGAAGTTTCATCCGCACGGCGGACAAGTCGCCCAGGACCATGTAATGAAACCCGGACATTTTCAGATAGGTGACAAATCCAAGGCTCTCGAATAATTCCGGGGTCTCGAATTTGCTCTTCGGGTCGGTGGTGATGATTGCTGGGTAGCCCTCCGTGTTATGTTCAACCACAGCCTCAACCATCTGTCTGTAAAGTGCGGGCGTGAAGTGCTGCGGTGAGATCACCGATTGCAACAAGCAAAACTCTTTAACGACATGATTCTTCTGGAATGTCATAAAGCCAGCGAATTGACCGTCCACTTTTAACACTACGGCGGAATGAATCTGCATGTTCTTGCGAGCGGCTCGCATCGCAATGCCGTCCTCGATTGCGAGCTTGGCTATCTGATTTTCAAATCCAGATCCGATCACACTCGGCACGCAGAGAAATTCCGCCTGCGTCTTAATCAGGTCTAGCTGTTCGCGGGTCTTAGAGCGCGAGTGTTTTTTGTCTGGCGTTTCTATTTTCATATGTGGGCTTGTTCGGGTTGGTTAATGCAGGAGAGCCATTGTGACTTCCTGCGATTGCGTTTTGACCCACCAAAGTCACCCCGCAAACGTCCGGGCAATGAGAGCAATGGCCAAGGTAGGTAGAATTGTTTGAGAGCGAAACCGCTCTGACAGACTCCAAATCTTTAACCGCCGTCAGTTTGATTATGCCGCCGACTACCAGGGAATGATTCTTTGGGACGCGCAAGGGATTATCAATGGTCGGGTGCAATCGGAATAACTCGTCCTGAACCGCAGCCATCCGTGCGCCGTCTGGATTAGCCCGAATGAAATCACAGGAAACAATCCGCGCAATGCTGTCACCCCCAGAGAGTTTAAATCGGTAGAACTCACGCTTTCGATAGGCAAGCTCGGCGGCCGTGTCCAGTGCGGAAATGGAAGTGTTCAGAACCGTTCGGCAGGCAACGAGCCTTTTAACCTGCGCGTCACTTAGCCGCATCCAGTGTTTTGTAATTACAACTGGTCGGGCGAAATCTGCGAGCCATTCGATTGTATCAACGGTTTCCTCCCAGTCGTGGCAAGGATCGCCCATTGTTCCGACCCGGAAGAAACCATGCGGAGAATTGGCAACCGCTCTCTCAATTGCCCTGGCTTGCGTCTTTGAGTGAACCTTGCGCGTGACTGCGACGGTAAAATCTATGCCACGAAATTTGGCTATGTTAGCCGCGTAGCATCCATCGTAACAGCCAGCAGCGGGCCGCGCTGCCATGCCAGCGGTGCAACCTTTGACCGTATCAACATCAAAAACACCTTTGGAATTAAGCGTTGCGGTCAAGACGTTTGAGAATTGGCGCATGGGTTCACCTCAACGAGAACAACTCTCGGGTTTTTGTAGATCAACGAAATCTTCTGGCGATAATGGCCGGCCCGAATATGGCGCCACACGGTTCTGGTGGATCGCGAGCACCTAACGGATTCTTCGTGCAGAAATTGTTTTAGTGGGATGGGTTTCATTGTGAGTTGTAGTCAGGGACATCAGCGAGCGAGACATGGCGGGCATTGCGAAGGAACCGGCTGGCTATGCGGCGCTCAAACTTGGATTCCCATGATTCAGGCGGGACATTGGTTGTGATGACTGTCCACTTGGCAACCCGCCGCTCGAGGATCAGATACAGCTTTTCCATTCCTGCCCTGCTCGGATCGTGTTCGGCGCCGATGTCATCAATCACCAGCAGCGAAACCGGCATCATTTCCTGAACCAGATACCAGTTGCCCTCTTTGAACCTGTCAACGGTGGTGGGCCAATGGACGAACATGGTGTCTGCCAGCCTCATTTCGCCATCGTCACTGATTACGAGGGGAATCCTCATGGCCAGCCTGGATGCCCAGTTGTGGATCGCCTTGGCGGAATGGCTCTTCCCGGTGCCGTTCTCGCCTGAGATGATCATCCGGTAGCCGCTACTCGGCCGCTTTGCGTAGTTCGCGCAGAAGCTCCAGACCTCGTTCTGTAGCCGGGCCAAGAGCGGGTGGTGGGGGTTCAACCTTAGCCACTTGTCCAACCAGGCTTGCTTCTGACTCTTTTGCTTGTCGGTCAATGAGTCGTCTGGCGGCGGCTCCATAATCCGTCGGGCCGATGGTAATTCCAACGTTTCTAGGATTTGGCTGATTGGCTTTGTTCGATCCGGTTCCGGTGTATTTTCCGTTAGCATAGTTCCTTTTCCAGTTGCGTGCAGCAGCCTCAAAGCTGCGCATCGGGTTTCTGCCTACTTTCCAACCGTTTGACTCGTAGAAATCAAAAAACTTCTCGGCCTCCTCCTGGGGCAAACCAGCTTTGACGAACCAGAGGCGCACTTGTTCGGCTGTCGGCTTCTCAAACGCCTTTTTAGTCTCTGCCCGAATGGGCACACTCTTAGGCGAGGGCGAGGGCGAGGGCGAGGGCGAGGGCGAGGGAGGCGAACATTTGTTAACATTTGTTAACATTTGTTCGGGAGCGGCTGGATATTTACTGACTGTCCTTGCATGTTCTTTCCATTTAAGCACTTGCAAGTATTTGGTTCCGTCCACCTCATAAAGCACGATCTCTCTTTTGCTAACAAGTGTTTGCAAGGCGATAACAATTGTTTGCACGGGTATCTCATTGCCATCTGGATCGCCTAAAGGGAAAGCCTCACTCCTGACCAACATCGGCTCGGCTTCGAGTCTGCCGTAATCATCCACCAAGGTTAGCAGGCGGATAAATAGGCTCTGGCTTAGATAGTCGCAGCGATTGAATCGGAGGCTCGTACGGACGCCTGGCCTGAGAAAGCGTTGGGGCATGGTCGCCAATCGAAAAGCTCTGCATCGCTGCCGTGGCAGGGTCGTGAAACAAACCAGCCTTGGCGGCAAGTCCTGTTCACGGCAACGAAGCGGAAATTTCCACTGATTTGTTTCACGGCCCCAATTACTCACACCCTTCCAGCCAACGCAAGAGAAAAATCATTCACGGCTTATAAACGTCGTTGGATTGCCGCCTCGATCAAGTCCTCATCTTCTGGACGGGGCTTTAGGCCAAGGCCGACGCTTTTACCGTAAGTCGTTGGCCCTGTCGTTCCGCCCGCATTCAGGTTGACTTGTCCGGCGCTTACGACTTTGTGGCCAGCACCAACTTGATCGTGCTTCAGCAACTCATCGAAGATCACCGCGACCTCGATACCTTCACTGTCAATGATGATGTATTTCATATAAACTCAATCCCGGAGCCAAGGTTATCGCGGACACGCGCCGGGTCGCGTGGAAATGGACGCCACTGGCCCACTCATGGCTTGGGGTTGGCCTTTCTTTGGAGCCGATCAATCTCAGCGGCTATCAACGCCCCGGCCTTGACTAAATCACGGACTGGGCTTTGTGGTTTCCACCATTCATCTTCCCAAGGCCATTCCTCGGGTGGGTTCTCGGTTTGATATGCTTCCGATTCCGTCCAGTGTCGGGCGATGTAATGGCCGACATAAGATTGGGCGGCGCGGGCCAGCTCTCTTGATTGGTGCTCGTCATCATGTTCAACGGTCCAGCCTTCCTTGGCTATTTGGCGCTTCCGCTCATGGGCTATCATTTCAATTCCAGTTGTCATATTTCATCTCTTAAACGGGTTCCTGGGTTTGGTCATCTGGATACGCTTATTTCCGCATCGGGATAAGCCTTGCACGCTTCAAGGTAACGCTCGACCCAAGGCACGAAATGCTTGTATAATCCCCAACCGTTCTTGGCGTTGAATAGCTCGAAGTGACCCGGCCTGGCTTTGAGATCAGCCAACCCCTTGGTCAATGGCTCAATCAGTTGTCCTGCCTTGGTGGCACCGATGGCTTCTGGATGCCAGCAGGCATCATAAACGCCAGCAGCCTCAGCCATCCGGTTTAGGTTGTGGGTTATGTTAGCCTCGAAAAAGGTTTCGCGGTGCTTTCGTTTGTGGACATGGCCGCATTCAGAGCAGGCACAATCCACTTCCTCGGCAGGGCCGTTTAGCCAAACGTCTAAGCTCATTTGGCCTCCTTCTTAAACGGGTTCCTGGGTTTGAGCATCGCCTTTTTCCAGAGCGGCTTTAGCGCGTTTGATTTGATGCCATGGCGCGGAAATATCCGCCTTGGCTACGATCTCTTCCAGTGCGGCACGGTAAATGTCCCGTTCCTCAGCCACGCATTGCGGGCATTCGGGCGGGGAAGTCCAGTTGTGCTTGCAGCGATTCATGGTTTCCTCCAAGGGTTCCTGGGTTTGAGCACTGGCGCGAAACAGATCACGAACGCGGCCACAATGGACAGGCCGAGCAAGAAGCAGCAAAAGCAGATTAGGAGCATGGGTTTTCCTTTTTGATAATCGCTTTGAGTTCATCGGCCCATCGCTTGTGCTTGCGTTCGTGTTCGGTTGTCAGTGGCGGGCCAAGACTGCATTCAATGCGCCTGATTCGCTCCTTCCTGAACGCTCTGCATTTAAGCATGTGATAATCCATAATTTCGGTGAGGGTTTGGCAGTTCATACCGGCAACCTCCTATCCTGCCTCTTTCGCCAGTCCCGGATATGCGCCTGCAACTCGGGGCTGATGTTCGGGTCTGGCTCGGGGGTGATGGTGGCTTTTGTCAGGACTTGGCGGGCCAGTATAACTTCTCCGTTCCAAGAGTCACGCCGCTTATCTGTCAACACTAAGGCTATGGAGATCGCCTCGTTTATCCTGTTCCATTCAGTTTGTGTGCAGGTCATGTTACCTCTGAATCCCGCGCGCTCGCCGTGTTCAGACGCAACCCAGGCCGGGCAGCCACGACGAGGCACGCGGGAAAACTTTGGTTTGAAGTTGTGTTCGTCTGACTGAACATGCCCACACGATAAACCAAGCGCGGATTACACGCAAGAGGGTTTGTTTGTAATCGGTTCGTTCTTGACAAGGCCCGTATTTATGCCGCCAATAAGCCATGGCCGACGAGTCGCTAGACATCCAAATAAAGCTGCTGGCAGACACTTACGGGGCTGAGAAGGTCCAGAGCGCGCTCAAGCAGATCAAAGGCGAAACCGAGGGGTTGACCATCAAACACCAGGAACTGCGCGCCGCGGTGCGCGGGTTGCATACAGAGTTTCCTGAACTGGCCAGGATCGCGCATCTGGCGTTGCATCCAATCGGGCTGGCCGTCGCTGCCATTGGTGGATCGTTCGCGGTCTGGAAGATGCGAACGGAAGAGCTGCAGGCCACATTCGCTAATCTCGCCTTGCCAGACATAAAGGCGCTAGATGTCGGGCACATCAACGCAGTTACTGAGGCATGGGGCAAATATAACAAGGCATTAGGGACGGCGATTGAGAACGCGCATTCTGTCGAAAAGGATACAGAGAAAGCTCTGAAGAGCATCGAAACCAGAATCGAAGCCACCAATAAACTGATTGAGGCATTCGCCGGAAAGAAACAAGCAGGCGCATCAGGAATCCTTGAAAAGCTCGGCATCTCGGAACAGGAGACGATTGACAAGAGCATCATAGACAAGAGAGCCGACAACCTGAAGCTGGGCGAGAAGGAACGGGAGATTGCGAACCTGGGAATCGAATCAGTGAACAAGCGCCGAGAGGGTGCGAAGATAAGGGTTGCCAGCGCGGAGGATGATGCAAAAACTACAGAAGCCCTCAAAGCCGCAGCCGAGATAGCCAAAAAAGACATTGATGAACGCAAGCAGAAGATAGGCGTTCTGCGCGCGCGTCAAGCTGGTGAAACACTAACGCCAGCCGAACACTTGCAGATCGTGAAATTGTTGGGCCTTGGCCAAGGTGCTGATGCCATCCCTGGAGCTATCGCAGACATCCAGGGCGGCATACCCGCGGCACAAGCCACGGTTGATCTTTACAATTCCAGATTGAGAGGCGCTGCAGGTAGAGATGCTCAACGCGCCACACGGGACCGTTTATTTTCCGAATCTGCTGCGGCCGGAGCAAAGGCAGAGGAGCTAAATGCCGGGATGCCAGCCGACTACAGACAGGCCCGAGACAGGCAAGGGCTTGGTTCGATTCTGGATGTGCTGAAGCGGCAGACCGAAACCCTGAAAGCCCTGCATGAAGCGCATGACCAAACCGACAAGGCCAGCAAGGAAATCGCTGATGCCATCAAGAGCAAGCAGACTGTTCAGGCATCCATGATCAAAGCCCTGAAAGACTCTGAGGCTATTGAAACCGCCCTCGTTGAGCACCAGAAACGGCTTGAGATGAACCTTAAAGCCCTTGCTGCCCACTAATGCCCGACTGGACCCTCACCGCCGGCACGACGACCAAGACCCTCGCCGCCTGGGGGTTCAAAGGCGACTCGCTGACCCTTGAGCGCATCAGTCAAGCCCCCGACGTTTGCACCGTGACCAAGCCGGGGCCGATGGATGCCACCCTGCTCTTCGCGTTCGGGTCCATCGTTAAGATCCAACGCCCGGACGGCACGATCTGGTTCCAGGGCCGAGCAACTCTGCCTGTTCGTCAAGGGAGCGGGGATAATGAATCAGTTGCATACCGTTTCGAGGGGCCGTGGTTCGATCTGGACAACATCATATTCGAGCAGACTTGGCAGCAGTTTAATGGCTACACCACACCGGGCGATCCAAGCACCCCGCCGACGTTCATCAGCAAGTTTGCCAGCGAGGTGTTTCTTGGATTCCAGGCGGATGGCACACGCATCAATACCGGCCAACAGATCACGCAGGCGCTGACCTGGGCTGTTGGCGCCGGGGCGAACCTCCAGATCGGCACGATCACGCCAGCTACAAACTTCGCCTATTACAACGTGCGCGACATGACTTGCGGTGAGGTGATCCGCCAGATGTTGCGCTGGACACCGGACACGATTACCTGGTTCGACTACAGCACAACACCTCCGACATTCTACGCCAAGCGCCTGGCCGATCTGACGGCAACGACGGTGACGCTGGGCACTGACAAAATCAAAGCCTTGTCATTGCGCCCTCGTCCTGACCTTGTGCTCGATGCCTGCGTGATCCGCTACAAGATACCCAACAGCGTAAACGGGATTGTGTTCATAGCCATTCAGACCGACACTTACCCGGTTGGCGCCACGGAGCAGCACATTTTTAACAGCATCAACACCATTGAGCTTTTTGGATTCCGCAAGACCGTGGTGAGTGCGACGATCAAGACGAACACGATATTTGCCAATGCGGTGGCATCGGCTGACCGGGTGACATGGTGGGAGAACAAAATCCCATGGCTCAAAGACCCGCACATTGTCCAATCCAGCATCCAAATCACCTTCAATAGCGCCATTGAAACCATCATTGATCCTGTAACCGGGGCATCGAATGACGTTGCGGTGGATATGACGCAGTATCCCAATGAGCTGATTGACGGCCAGATCGCCACTTGGATGACGGGGTTCCATCAGAAGGAAGTGAAGCTCTCCGCTACGCTGACCTACGCGCGCACGACGGACACTTCTGGTGCGATACCCATTCAAGGCGCGAACGGAGTTCCCATCACTTGCACAGTGAAGGGCACCAATGCCACCTCGGGCACTTATACCGCTATCCAGAGCTTCGAGGAGGGCGACCCGGTGCCGTCCGGGCTTGCTCAGGACATTTACACCTCACGCGCTACGCTGCAGCATGAGGGAGAAATTGAGCTTGTGGGTTCGGAGATACCTGCGGGGTTCGCCATGGGCCAGAAGATCAGCCTAAATGGCCTGGCCTCCTCGTTCGGATCCATGATGGTGCAGCAGATCACCGAGGAACCGTTCGCTGGACGAATAACCCTGCGCGTGGGGCCGCCGCGGCAGATCGGCATTCAAGACCTTATTGAGCTGATGCGCGCCAACCGTTACCGGATCATCTACAACCTGCCCATCCAGCAGCAGGGAAGCCCCGAGGCGAGCGGCAATGTCCCGCTGGGCAGCAACATGCCCAAACAGGATTCGGTTGCCGACTCCACGCCAAGCAGTGCGTTCGGGGTCAGCAAGGACCAGGGCGGCGGAACGACTGCGGTTGTTGTTAAGGATGCCATTGGACCCGCTGCCAATCCTGGGCCACAAGTGAGGATCGTTTATTATGATTCGGCTGGCGCAAAGGTCACGACTCAACCGAGTGCCACCATGAACGTGTCCGATCTTGTCGCCCTTGGACTGGTGAACCATGACGCGAAGTTCGTACTACTGAAGTTCAAAGACCCAAACAACTCCTGCGCTCCGATGAAGATGGCGGTGATGGGCACAACGCCCGAGCCTGATGTATGAGCCAGAACGCAGACTTCTGCTGCGATTGCGGCGGGCCAGGCTGCAACAATGCCCGGTTCCTGGTGGAGTTCATGGGCGTTGGCCAGTGCGGCGGATTCCAAGACCTGCTTTGCTTCGATGATTGCGGGTTCGAGTTGGGAACTCCGAACGGGTTCTGTCCTGCCAGTTCGGCCTGTGATCATGTCGCCGCCTCATTTTATTCCGGCTTCAAGCTGCGCGTGGAATATGGCACATTCGATCCAGGCACCGGGCCAACATACGCTTGGACTGAGGTTAGGGCGACCTGTGACACGACCATTGGTGAGCCGGAACATATCGAGGTTGAGCAGGGCACCGGCACACACTCGGACGGGATTGTGTTTCAATGGACCCGCAACGCAGATGGATCAGTCAGTCAGAGCGGCGGCGTGGGCGCGATTGCTCTTGCGGTATCCAACACCAATGTTGCAAGCCACACCAGCACGCATTATCTGCGAACAGACGCGACTATGCCGCCTGATTCTCATTACAAAACCGAGGTCACACTTGATGGAGCTGTTGCTGTTGGGGCGTGTATTACGGATGCGAAAACATTCTGCGATTCAGTCAGCATCTCAGGCAACGCCACGGTCACAATCTGGGATGGCTCCACGGTTCAAACCAATGTCCCGGCCAGCCCGTTAAGGATTCGCAAGTTCTACGCGCGCAGGCCGGGAGGATTCACTGTCATCAACGGAATCAATGGCACAACCTATACTGATGGCGTCGGAAATGCGCTTGGTGTCCCAGACGGTCCATTCGTGAATGCAGCCACCTCGCCAGAATGCCGTTACGTTGCTGGACAAGGCAACATCGGTGCTCATGACCCAAACACATTCCCGATTGACATAGAGGACAACGGCAGCGGCCTGCCCTTGTTCCAATCCATCTGCAATCCAGTCTATCTTAACACCATAAACGTAGCCGCAGCGACACAGACCAAGCTCGCATTCATCATGCCGAGGTGGTGCATTGAGAAGGTTCAGGCGCAGATCATAAAATGCGATGGCAGCAACACGCTGATGGATTGGACAACAGTTCCAACTGATCAATGCCAGATCGGTGCTGCGGCCGGTAGAATAGCCCATTGCCACTCCGAGCCTGATGGCAACAATCAAATCGGCACAATAACCAATGTTGATGGTTGCCAATCCGGCGGATGCACAGGCATTATCTGGCTGTTCACTTATCACGACATGCAAACCTTCGGCTGGATGGAGCTTGACGAAACAACTTGTGGCGATTGCACTGTGATCTGTAATAACCTGGCGCCATGAGAATCCCGTTGAGCCACATCGTCTATCGCGCACAGAGCCGACCACCTGGCTATCTTGAGGACATGAAAGCGCATGGCGTGGTCAGCGGTGAGGATCTGGTCATGGACGATGACATTTACTCCCTGCTCAAATACAAATACCGCAAAGGGCTGGGTGATGTGGTCGAGGCCACGGCCAAGCCGTTCGCCAAGCTGTTCAACATGGATTGCCTCGATGCCGATACAAAATTGAAGCCCGATTCTAATTGCGCCAAGCGCAGGGATGCACTAAATAAACTTATCAGATGAAACAGGCCACCCGTTTAACGCCCGTTGCAGCACCGCCACAACCCGGCCCGCCCCTGACCGAGAGTTGTTCCAACTGCAAATGTTTCATGGCTGATCAGACCTGCCATCGCGGCCCGCCCTGCACAGATTTCCAGTTCTATCGTTCGCTCGGGTTCTGGCCGACTGTCACTGAATCGCAATGGTGCGCTGAATGGAAACCCCGTAAACCCGTAAATGGAGTATGACAAACCTCCTGATCCTCACCCTGCAACTGATCCACACAAACATATTCCCCATCGGCTGCAAGTATGGTGATGGCGGAACACCCGCGGCTTATTGCTGGAATGTGGAATTGACCTACACCATACCAACCAATCTCACGCCCTCGGTCTGGGTTGTGGAATCCACCGACACACCTGAAGGTGTCACAATCATTGAAGAGCCACCCTGGGGCACGCTCTACATTGGCCAGCCGTGGCAGGAGATAAACACATCAACGAACGTGACCTTCTGGCAATATCCAAACCTTGACCTTGGCCATTTCACGAACACATGGACAGGCACGGTCCAAACCAATCGCATCCGGTTCCCGGTGCCGGATGGGTATGCCGATGGCAAGGGCTATTATTACCGGATGAAACGAGTTAGGTGATGTGGGTAAGCATGATTCCAAGAACACACGCCCAGGCAAGCTCACTGGTATCAAACCCACCGCTGCCGAACATGAGAGGCGTGTGCAGATCGTGTGTGACTTGATCGGTCAAGGCAGAAAGAAACATGAGATAATCCATGAACTCTGCACCGAGTTTGGCGTTCATTGGCGCACATCAGAAAATTACCTTGTTCGCGCCAGAGAAGTGATTATCAAGGCCATGGGCCGGAGCAAGCCAGAACTGAGAGCCGAGGCCGTCCTGTTCAATGAGCAGATCATTAGAAGCCCAGATACCAGCACTAAAGAGAAACAGGACAGTTCCAAACAACTCTGCGAACTGCTCGGCCTCTACGCCCCGCGCACAGTTGAGGTTGATGCTACGGTATCAAGCGAGATCACCGTCATCCATTCACCGATTGATGTTGAGGAAGTGATTGAGCCGATTGCGATAACGAACGGGAATGGCCACTAAACATTTCTACCTGCCCGACTTCCGCGGTGGTCCGCGCGACCTGCTCACATCGCATGAGCATGAGGTGATCTGTGTTGGGCCAAGCGACACCGGCAAGACCTGGGCTGCTTGCGTCAAATCGTTCATGCTCTGCACGGACAAGAAACGGCCTGGAGTCAAAGGCGCGATGATGCGCAAGACATTCCACAGCATCTTCGATTCTGTTGTCCGCACATTCGACAAGATCACAGCCGGAATGCCGATACGCCGTTACGGTGGCCAGCTTTATCGTGATCGTTACGTGTTCCCGAACAAGAGCGAGATCGTCTGCATCGGTCTGGACAAGCCCGACAAGCTGCTATCGAGCGAATGGGATTTCATTCAGGTATGCCAAACTGAGGAACTGCTCGAAGCAGACTGGGAAATGATCGCCTCACGTTGTACCGGGCGCGGCGCTGTCGTGGCATTCCCGCAGATCTTCGGTGACTGCAACCCAGGCTCAAGCCGACACTGGATCAGGCAACGGGCTGAGAAGGGCGCGCTGCGGCTTATCAACGCTTATCACAAAGACAACCTGGCACTGTATGACAAGGCTGGGAACATCACCGAGGAAGGCAAGCGCCGGATTGGGTTTCTAGAATCAACGCTGACAGGACTGCGCCGACAACGATTGCTCCTGGGCAAATGGGCTACGGCCGAGGGTGCAGTGTTTGACACATTTGATCCTGAGAATGTGCATGTGTGTGTCAGGTCCGAGTCTGAGATGAAAACCTGGCACCTGTGCATGGACGAAGGTTTCACAAACCCAGCCGTGATACTGCTCTGCGGTGATGACAGCGACGGCCGGCGCCATGTGTTCCGCGAGTATTACCAGCGTGGCGCACTCCAGGCTGATGTGATCCAGGCAGCGGTGAAACTGTTCAAGGATTTCCAATGCTACATGATCGCAGTGGACGCGGCCGCAGCTGGTCTGATTGCTGGCTTGAACGGGTGTGGAGTCAATGCGGTTGGTGGAAAGGGCCGGATCATTGATGGAATCTATGCGCTGCAGAACCGGCTTCTGGTCTGTCGTGATGGCAGGCCCAGGCTTACCATTGATCCGAGCTGCAAAGAGACGATCAATGAGTTTGAGAGTCATGTATGGCAACCTGACAAGCCCAAGGATGTGCCGATAGATCGGGACAATCACAGCATCGCAGCCCTGCGCTATCTTGAAGATGTGCTGGCTGTGCCCACGGGCGCTGTGGACTCAGCAGACAACCTTTACACAGGCGAAAGCGAGTTTGCTGGTGAAGAGATCGAGTTTGGTCAACGATTGGAGCTGAGATGATAGAAGAGAAACCGATAATAAACACTGTTGACATCGGACAGGACAGGCTTCTGGATGTAGCTAATATTATCGCGCTAGCCAGACGCGACCTAAAGAAACCCAAATGAACCTGCAACTATTAACCCACGAACCCGCACCAACACCCTGGATACCCAATGGCCGAACCATGGCTGGCCGCAGAGAGATCAAGGCCCAGGTCGAGAGATGGTTTAAGATCGGATTGATCAGGCCAGCCAGGCCAGCGCCACCCATCAGGCGGGTGTTGGGCAAATACGATCTGAACGGCCTTTGTTGTAAACAAAGTTACACAATCTGCAGCGCACCTATTCCATCCAAAGCCCCGCCTGTGGTATAGCCGTGCCAGATGCGGCTGTTTGGCTATGATCTTCGCAACCCTTTTCTAAGGGCCAGAAGCCCCAATCTTCCCCCGCGCGGCTCTGACCAGCAGTTAGCCGACATCCTCCCTCCGTTCGGCACAAACCCGCCTCAAGGCCCAATCCACACCGCCAGTTATGAGATGGGCGATAGGCTCATCCATAACGATCCGCGCGAGCTTTGGTATCTGGCCCTGCCATCCAAGCTTACACCGCAACAGGTTACGAACATCCTGCGCGCGGCCCTGGGTGGCGACGTCTGGCAGCAATGGCAGCTCCTGAGCCTGATGATGGACACATGGCCAATGCTCAGGAAGTGTGCGTTTGAGGTGTTGAGTGCAGTATCCACCTCTAAATACATCGTTCGTCCTTATTGCGAACCTGGAGAAGATCCAACCGATACGGCTCTTGAAAAGGCCGATCTGGTGCAAAGGGCTGTCGCCGGCATGGCCCCTAACCCATTCAATGATGAAACCGGATTCTCCGGAATGGTATTCGACCTGTGCGATGCGATGCTCAACGGGTTGGCCATGACGGAACTGATGTGGCAGGAGGTCCAGGGCGAGTTGATGCCGCGCGCGAGTGCCTGGGTGCATCCCCGGCATTTCACATTCGGCAATGATGGAGTGCTGAACATCTTCGACGAGACATACCACAGGCTGAACTTTCAACTGGCTCAGAACCCCGGCCAGATGCCTGACCCGAACAAGTTCTTATGCGCCCAGTTTAAGAGCCGGAGCGGATCAAGCCTTGGCAACGGCCTGATGCGGCCGCTGGCCTGGTATTGGTCTGCCATCGTGTTCAATCGGGAATGGATGCTCGAAGTGGCCCAGAAATACGGGTCCATGTTCCTGGACATGACATACAAACCCGGCACACCACAGGCCGAGGTGGATAAAATGAACAGTTTCCTGAACAAAGCGGCTATCAGAGGCTGGATGACGCATGTGGAGGGATCGGTCATCAATGTTACTCCTGCTGCCGCTATGGGGCCGGACAATCCCCAGGTCCACATCATCAAAGCCGCCGATGAAGCCTGCCAACTGCTGTTGCTGGGCCAGACCGCTACGACCAGCCCGACACCGGGCAAGTTGGGCAATGACCAAAGCCACATGGAGGTCAAGCGCGAGCATATCGAGAGGATTGCTAAATGGATTTCACCGTCAGTGCTCACCAATCAGTTCAGCCGTGCCATCGTGCGCGTTAATTACTTCGGAACTCAGAACCCATTCGCTGTAGTCACCGAGATACCATCTGTAGACGCCGACTTCACCGAGGCAACAGACCCGCTCACAGAAGCGCAGCGCGACCAGATATTCCTTACTGCCGAGGTGCCATTGGGCGAGGAAGAGTTTTACAAGCGGCACAACCTTGCCATGCCTGAGCCTGATGACCGCGTGATCGTGGGTGGCAAGGTCGGGACCATGGACGAGATCAAGCAGGAAGCTGCTGATGCACTTGCCGCACAACAGCAGCCCAAACTCGATGCGAACGGCAAGCCAATGACACAGCCCCAGGACGATCCGTTGCGTAAAGCCGTGGCCAAAGCCAGCACTGAGGATGTGCAGGAGCTGCATCGGCTCATTGTGGCCGCCAAACAGGCCAAGCACATGAACGGCGAACTTGAGGCAGTCGAAATCAAGATCAAACAGATTAAGAAAGGCGCTTATGCCAGATCCTGAACCTATTCAAGCCAAGGGCACCGCACCCGGCGCCAAGAAGGCCAACGCCACGCGCAAGACCGCAGCGGCTGATTCATCCAGCACCGACGCCCACGAGGCCAGCGCAAAGGCACACGACACCGATGCGCCCGACGATCACAAGGCCGCGGCTGATGCCCACCAGAAGGCTTACGACAAGCACGAAACGGCCTACAAAGCCAACGCCAAGGCCGGTAATGACGATGCCATGGATCATCACATGGCAGCCATGAGCGGTCACAAGGCCATGGTTGGGGTGCATTCTGATGGGGATGATGACGATGATGACGCCAAGGCCAAGGGCGGGGCAACCAATGGCATTGTCCATTGCGAGGGTTCCTCAGCCACATTCGAGGAAACACCCACAGGCGAGCTTCAATGGATGCCAGGCGGTGTAACCACGGTTACGGCCAATTACGATGGCAAGCCCATCCAATTGACCGTCCAATGCACGCAGGACAGCGCCAGGACCGTCGCTGACTCGTTCGAGAGGTGTATCAAGGCCAGCCCGCGCCGGCCTCCATACGGCTGCGTGGAGCACAGGGAAGAGGAAGCAGCATTCCATCCCAAAGGCTTTACATGGAAGGATCAGCCTGAGCCTGGAATCTATTGTTCAGCCGAATGGACCACTCTGGGCCTGCGTAATGTCCGGGGAAAGATTCACACCAGCTTTTCACCCAGTTTCGCCACAGACGCCGAATACACCAAGGGCAGTCTGCGTGATGGTGTCCTGACATTTCCCGATGGTGTGAAAGGCAGCGAAAGTAATCCTGCCAACATCACCGGGGTTAGCCATAAGTCGGTTGGTAGCTTAACCAACTGGCCGGCATTCAAGAACATTTTGCCCGTCCGGGCGAAACAGGCCGAACCGCAGCCTGAAACAACAAACGCGGGTCAAATCACAGGTCTAAAAATGAGAGTCAAACTACTCAAGGCCCGCGGATCAAACACTGCGGGGACATACCTCGAACTGGAAGATAACGACGCCGTTAAGGCTGTCGCTTCAGGCGAGGCCATGCCGGAACATGCGGCTCAGGCTATTGAAGCCAGGGACGCCGAACTAGTCACAATCAAAGCCAAACAAACCGAGTCCGACAAGAGCCGGATCGTCGAGGCGATTGACCGCGGCGTGAAGCGCGGCGCATTGCTGCCCAAGGGCACGGATGCCAAGAGCCAGGAAACGATCAAGGCCACCCAGTTTGACAGGCTGCTCAAGGGCGCCGATGTCAACCTGCTCATTGAGATGCTGGACAACATGCCGCAGGTCACAAATCCTGAAGGGCTGACCGGGCGCCGGATTCAGGCAGAGAATGGGAGTGTTGATAAGCACGTATTCGGCGGTGAACCGACCGCTGCTGAGGTGGTCGAGAAGATCATCAGCGCGTCAGGTAAGGACAGGATTGGATCAGCAATCGGAGCATGTCACCGCCCGTTATCGCTTCAACAGGGCGGGTCGAGCCTGAGCGATATACAAGCCGCCGCCGCTGAATCCTTGGATAATGCCAGACTGCTAAAAGCCCATGTGCTCGATGCTTACAACAAGCAGGGCGACTGGGCATTGCGCCAGATGGTTCGCGCCATCAGCGATGTAACCGACCCCAATACTCAGGTTGGCACGCTGTCCAGCACGCTCGTTCTGATGAGGAACCTTGGCTACCTGAAGAACAAGCTAAACTTCATGCCTTACATCAGCACCGACCTGCGGGCCGAACCGGCGAGGTATGGCCAGTCTGTTCTGACTCGTTACATTACGCCGCCCAATGTGCTAACCTACGTGCCCGGCACTGGTTACACCTCGGATGCGACTGCGATCAGCAATTACATCGCCAACCTCGGCACGAACAAGGCCAACATTGGAACCTCGGTTTCAGGTGTGGCTGCTGATGTGGCCGGAACTCACACACTCAGCGCCCCAAGCACAACGGATGTGCCTGTCATCATCAACAACCATACGGGTGTTGAGATCAGGTTCCCGACGAGCACAATCGGAGCAACTGTCCGTAACCTGTTCGCGGAACAGCAGGGCGCACAGATGTATTCACTGGCCGAGTTCATCAACAAGGTATTCCTGGCAACGGTATTCAGCGCCACCTGGAACGGTATCAGTGCCACGGCGCTTCCGCTGGGCGGTAACACGTTCGGACTGTCTGGTGTGGTGAAGATCAAGAACAAGTTCTCGATCAACAAGATGCCTGACACCGGGCGCTTCGCGGTCTTGCACTCGGTCTATCACGACAACATTCTGACTGATGCCAGCCTGCTCACTGCCAAGGCAATCCTGGCCGTGAATGGTGGCGAGAGCGACTTCGAGACCGGCGAACTTCCGACGTTGTTCGGGATCAAGGTTCTGGAAAGCCAGCTCGCGGCATACAAATCGGCTGGATCAGTGGCTGCGGCCTTTACCGGGCTGGTGACGCCTACCGATCCGACGACCATTGCTGCTGTTGCTCCTGACGGCATCGGGTTTGCGGGTAACTCAGCCTCGGCCCTGTTCGTGGCTCGTTTGCCGCAGGATTATACCACGGTCCTTCCCAACATCCCGGCCACAGCAGCAATCGAGATCGTGACCGAACCGGACAGCGGGTTGTCTCTCCTGTTCACCAAGTACGTGGATCATTCGCTGGCCGAAGTGAAGGCGCGCTGCGCCATCATGTTTGGTTTCGCGCAAGGCGATCCTCGGCAGGGTTTCGTTCTGACACCATAACCAGTCCCAAACACAATCAACAGAAAGATCAATACAATGAAAAAGAATCTGTTCACAGTTCTCGGGTTGCTTGGGGCTGCCACGGGTGTAGCATACCTGCTGGCGTTCCTGTCATCCTCGATGCACGCTCAACCCGCCCCCGGAGGCGGGATCATCGGCACACCATCCACTCTCATTCTGAGTGGGTCTGGAAACTGGACCAACCGCATTGCGGCGTCCACCTCTGTTACCAACACGGTGAGATACGACACTGGAAACGCCCTAAATGTCTATGTGCAATGGGCGCTACAGGCCACCACGGTAGGGCCGACCAATTGCACATTGGAAATCCGGCGCAGCGTGGACGGCGTATATGCAAACGCTGAGCTCTGTTGCCTGCTCACGAACACGACCAGCGCAACGGCACTGACCACGACATACGTTTACACGAACCTAAACGGGAATGTGACGGTGGGGGGCGCCAAGTATCTGTTCTTCAACATCATGAGCAACGCCACGGCTGGCGGGTTCCTGACGAACTATTCCGTTACAGTCAATTCCAAATAACTTCTCTCGGGCACGCCGCGCGTTGGGGTTATACGGGTTCTCCGACGCGCGGCTCTTAGACTATGCCAAATCCAGGGCAACCGTGGGTGGTAGTGACAGCCGATAGCATACAGACTTGGCTATCAGCCACGCCTGTCAACGCGGCTAACGAGACAGACCCATCCGGCCTGAACAGGTTGGAACAGGTCTTGATTGATGTGGTTGAGCGGATCAGGGGCACGATCCTGACCGCCGGCCGCATCCCATTGAGCCTGACACAAGGTCCGGTATCCCAGGACTCGAAGTTCAATGTCAAGTCTGTGCCACCTGAAGGCAGGCAACACACCAAGGTATTGACCGCGGCAAGTGCTGTGGCAGCCATACCTACGCTGTGGGCATTCTGCGAGTCCGATGTATTCAAGCGCCAACTGGATGCGGCTGAGAAGTGGATTACGGACGTCCAGGAGGGCGCCTCAGTCACGTTGCCAGTTGATCCTGACCCAGACACAACCCCGAGCGGCACTGAATGGGGAGATTATAGCGGTCAGGAGGTTAACGGGGTTGGCGGCTTGATAGACATGAGCACGGACCAGGCGATACCGGCCACATGAAGCCAGACATGGACATCACAATCGAAGATCAGGCTCAGGACGTCCTGGGCCGGATCCAGCGCATTGTTGATGAGGAATTGATCGTCCGCGCGGTCAACCAGTTCCCGGCCAAGCCTGACACCCGGAACATTGCCCATGCCAAACGGGTCATCCTGCGACATGCCCAGCTTCAGAGCGTTGGCAACTGGATTCAAAGCCGGGTGGATAGGCGCCTGTCCAAACTTGAGGATGAACTTGTCAGCGAAACACGGAGCATTGACCCGACTGAGGATGAGGCCAGAACCGAACGGCTACTTGCGGTGGCAGACAAGAGCATCCATGCGGCGTTCGATGACATTCGTAAGCAGGTTGAGAAAGATGCCATCGGCGCGGCCGAGATCGTGGCCGAACGCGCAGCCAAGAACCTGAAGGATCATCACGGCATCAAGGCTGAGGCTCCAGAGCTTGACCATTTCAGCGATGTGCCGGTCCTGGGCCTGACGCTGCAGGAACACCTCTCAAAGCTGGCCGACGATGCTCTGGTTAGGTTCACGGCCGCTATTCGTGCCGGGGTCCAAGCTGGTGACACCCTGGCCCAACTCGTTGCGCGGATAGAAGGCAATGGCCAGTCTGTGACCGCCAGCGAGCCAGTCAAGGCCGATGACGCCACATCATTTCTGATCCGATTGCGCCTCATGGATGCCAGCGAGATGAGCGTCAACAAGGTCATCCAGGCCGCTCTGACCATGTTCGCTAACAATGCCGAGCAAGAGGTTCTGGAAGGATCAGACGAGGAGGATGAAGATGGCGAAGAAGTCAACATGGGCTGGCAATGGATGGCGATTCTGGATCAGGCCACATGCCCACAATGCGAGTTCTACGATGGCAACCGATGGGATTCGGAGTTTGAGCCGGTGGATGATGCGCCGGAGTTTCCTGATGAACCGCCGCTTCACTTCAACTGCCGTTGCAGTCTTGTCCCTTCCAACCTCGACGATGACCCCGAGAAAACACCCGACTTCGAGCATGTCCTTAATGGTTACACGCGCAAAGAAAAGCTCGAAGCGTTTGGTGAACAGGCATACACCGCATTTCAAAGAGGGGATATAACAGCGAATCAGCTTATAGGGCAGAGAACAAACCTATTGAGTCTGAAAGCGTTCGGGGAGGCCGAATGATTGCTCTTGGAATATTCATCGTGCTGGCTTTCTTCGCCGGGCTATGGGTTGGCACCCAAATGAAAGGGAAACCATAATGGGACCGGACATGGAAATAAACGTCCTGAGAGACACAGCCACGGCTGCGGTTTCCGATCTGCGTCACAAGATCACATCGGAGCAACTCAAAAAACGTGTTGGCAATGATTGCGTGGAGCTAACCCAAGAACATCTCAAGGCACTTGACCCAAATAAAAACAACTGGCCGACAACTGGCTTTTATGCCGGGGCAGCGGACGGAACAGATTTTGATATTCTGGACGACGGCATCCTGATCTACGTTGACAACAAGAACGCAAAAGGAGCCATGCGGCAGCGGTTCCATGGCGGCACGATCAACAAGCGGGACAAGATGCTGACCATACCCGCGCGCGCGGAGTTCTACGGCATGAAAGCCACGGACTTTACCAACCTGCGCCTGGCCATATTCGGCAGGGGGGTTCTGGCCCTGGTCATTGGCGAGGGAGGCACAGGTAAGGTTAATTTCAGGACTGGAAAAGAAAGGGCCGTGGCAGGCGCAAGCTCTCGACAGGCATCAATGGTCGCATTCTGGCTGCGCGACTCGGTTCATCAAGACCCTGACCCTGACGTTATTCCAACCAGATCGCAATATGTTGGCACTGCCATTGACTCGATTATGGAGCTTATAAAAGAATAGAAGTGAATGCTCGACCTCGTTCAAGCTCAAAAAGACCTGACCGCCCTCGGCGCATCGTCGGATCAGCTCATCTCGGTGGGCGTGGTGTCCTATCGCCAGCTTCGGATAGACAACGAGACGGATACACGCAAGGTGCTGACCAGCGCACGCAATGGCCGAACCGGAGCAGGGCTGATCGTCTGTATGCCAGAGGCTTCACAGAAGGAGAAGAACATCACCGGCCCGGTGCTGGACTGGGTATTCCCTTTGGTCTGCATGGAGCAGCCTTTCATCAACATGGATAAGGTTAACGGCACATTAATTCCATGCGAGGAACTGGCTCAACGGGTCATGGACATCTATCACCTGTTCGCGGACGAACTGTATGGCCAGTTTTACATTGGGGAAAAGGCTGTGCAGGAAGAGAAGAACCTTACCAGCGTGTTCCCGGGCTGTATCGGGCTGCGGGTCAATCTGTATCTCAAGGGCAGAAGCCAGCAGATCCTGAGACTTGCGCCCACGATATTTTCCTATGACCGATTGACTGGCATCCTGACTCTTTCATGTGCCACACCGGGCGCGACAATCAAATACACTTTGGATGGGAGCTTCCCAGCGGCCGACATAGCCAACAACCCATCTTCATTCCATTACACCGGGCCTTTCTATGTGGACCCAGGAATAACCGTGAGGGCCGCTGCATGGTAGGCATGAACAATTCTCCGGTGCGATATTTCGTTACGCCAAGCCTTGCACAGGTGCTTTCGGGAACATCCAACCCGAACACGGTCAACGGTGATCCGACGATAGGGGCCGGTTCATGGCAGGAGATTTTCGGAGTCAATCTCCCCGCAGCAGCGGAGAGTTATTATCTGGACATCACCTCATCTGGTTACATTGACCCTCCAACGAATAGCATCTGGAACACGGTATTGACTTGGACTTTCCCGCCGTCAGTCGTCAGCGAAAACGTTCCCGGAGGTTCAACACTGAATGGAGATGTCGGCATTGTGGGATTGTTCATTCAGCGTTCCGCAAACGCAACCAATATGCCGAACCCAGCCGAGAACATATACGCCACGACGAATACCGCACCCGCTGCCGATCCAAACTGGACTACGATTTCAACGTACACCGGAGCTGGCGGGAATTTCCTTCCTACCACATACACAGATACAGCAGTCCCTAATCCGTGCTTCTCGTATCGAGTAATCCTGATCATGGAGCTTGTGCCCTGATATGCCTGGACCTGGACCAAAAGGCGAACTCGATTGGAACGTGGCCTCTTGCACAAGGAACTACGTTCTGCGCGCGGCGTTCACCAACCCGAGCCTGGTTCATTTAACATGGGATATTCCGGCAGGGATTGATTACTACTGGTTTTACCAGACAAGCGATCTAGCTGCTGGATTCGGTAATCCGGTTAAAGTGTTAAGCAGTGACCCCGTTGACCCTGCCGGCCCATTCGCATTTAAGGATGTGCAGGTAGGAAACCAAAACACACCCTTCCCAATTTATTGGCGCGTGGTCGGCGTGCTCGGGAACGGCCTGAGAGTTCCTTACAACGACTTGGCAATATTAGATTTCACAGATGCGAGACTGACCGGGGCTATAACGTCTCCCGCAAACAATGCAACCGTCGCCGGAACGATCCACATGGCAGCCGAGGTGTTCGATGGCGTAGCGCTTCAATCCGCGAGATTCATCATTTCCAACTTGGGCGGATATATTTATCTGCCGCTCATTCCGGTGACGGGCACCTCTGCAATCATAACCCAGGATTATGATTCAACAGCGCTTCCGATTTCCAATGGCAACCAACTGATGTTTGCCCAGGTGTTCAACCAGGCTGGGGCATTCAAATACAGTGCTGGTATATCTATCAAAGTGGATAACGCCGTCACAGATCCTGGCAACCTTCTCAATCTCAAGACGGCAGGCCATAGCCCGCTGACTGGATTCTGCAAACTGGTAGACGTAAAGATTGACAGCCAGGGTCGAGTGAATGTGGTAGGGGTGTTCTCGGGAACGGTTAGCTTCTATGGAACATCAATTACATCTTTTGCAGACGGGTTGAACATCGTAGTTGCTCAGTTGGCATCCGATCTTCAATCAGCCAACTGGGTCCATCATTATGGCGGGAAATACGCTTGTCTAGCATCCTCGTTGTCCGTTGATTCCTCGGATAACATCATCGTCACCGGGCAGAACACCGGCACGACTAATTTCGGAGGTTCTGATATCGTGAGCGGTGGTGGGGTTGATAATCCAGACCCATTCCTTGTGAAGTTCAATAGCTCCGGGACGCATGTTTGGTCAAAGGGATTCGGTGGTTCGCACGGAAACTATGCCTCTGCGATATGGATGGACTCATCCGACAACATATACGTCGCGGGCAACTTCAACTTCCAAGCTGACTTCGGAGGTGGAGTAAGGACAGGACCACCGACGCTTTCAATGTTTATTGCTAAGTTCCTCGGCACGGATGGTTCCTGGGTATGGGACAGGTTCAACGGTGTTGGTTCATCATATAATTCCGCGACAGAAATAACAGGAGACGCATCTAACCTGTTCGTCTCTGGATTTACCACAGGGAATGTGGACCTCGGCAACGGCCTGGTTACTCCCTCTGGTAACGAGATGGGATTCGCAGCCAGCTACAAGCAACTGGACGGTTCTTATATATGGGCTAGCGTTCACCAAGCACCGGGATCGAACATAGAGGCTACTTCAATCTGCCTGGATGGATCAAATGTTTGGGTTGCCGGAACATGCACTCAGACGTTCACCCTAAACGGAATCACGTTCACAGCAACCCTGTCCGGGGCGATGTATCTGGTGAAGCTCAATGGAACCACTGGAATAGCTTCAGCCGGAATATCGCACGGAGGCTCAAGTTCAATCGGAGGGTATGTTAAAGCGTTCTGTGTTCGCGCCGACTCCAACGGCAATTTAGTGCTTTGCGGAGGCGTAACCGGAGAAGTGGACTTCGGAGATGGAAACGTAACGGCCGGAACGGGAGGTCTATTCATAGTCAAATACTCCCCCACATTGCTGGTGATGTGGTATGACCGGACGTCTGGGACCGGGGGAGTTAGCGCCCTCCTGCAACGCCTCGCTATAAATGCGACTCGCCAGATCTTTGCGGCCGGAGGACACACAGGCGATCTCACCATCGGGCCGACAACCATTTCCTCAGCCAGCAACCAAACTAACGATGGGGCGATCATGAAATTTACACCGTGATAACAACGAAAGAATAAATTATGGCAACAATCTACGCAGGACCAGGCAAGGTTTACATGGTGACACCTGGCGTGTCACTTCAGGCCGAGGGCGTCGAGGGCAAGATAGTTCTGAGCCTGAACGAGACAACGGCAGACTATGCCGCAGGGCAATGGGGTCACATCGGGGAACAGCCAACGGACCAGATCGTTGACCTGACATTCAAGCCGTTTGACCAATGGATTCTGTTGCCTGCCCTGTTCCCGGCATATCTGGGTTGCGATACCTCGGCCATTGCAGGAGGCGCCGCGGCCGCGCTCAAGGTCGGCACAAGGCCACATGCTGCCACGGTAGCAACAGGAACCCATTGCAAGGTCTGGACCTGGGACGGGCGGCTGTATGACATCGTGCGCGCGGCGATTGTGGGCATTCCAAGCCTTCACCTTGGCACGGCTCGGGCCTTGTTCGGGGATGCTAAGATTGTTGGATTGCCTGACCTGTCCGTTGCCATGGGATCATCTGGCTATCTCATAACGGCCAATGCCATTACTGAGAGCGGTGGAACTGACCCTGACATCTCATTCTCCATGGCCAGCTTCGTGCGCGAGGCATGGACCGGAGCATGGGGCGCTGTAACAGGGTTCACCGCTATTCAGGCTGAGGAGGAATGGACGATTGAGACAACTGCCCAGTTCTCCCCGCTCAAGGTCCAGGGCAGAACGCTGTCCATGCAGTTCGACAGCATCAAGTTTATGGCCAAATGCCGGCCGTTCGGCCCGACACATACTCAGATCGTGGGTGCGGTGGGCGCCCATTTGCAGGGTCAACGGCTTGGGGCGCATGATCTGGTTCTGACGTCCAGCGCCAGTGCCAAGACCATCACCCTGTATAACTCTGAGATCAAAGGGGCTGGATTCGACTTTGGCGGAACTGTCCTGGGCACGGGCGAGATCGGGTTTGTGCAGGAAATGCAATTCAGCGCCGGAGCACCAACCAAATTGATCCAGTTCAGCGCATAGAGCCGTGAATGAAGATAAACTACAAGCTGGTATCGGGTGGGGGTTATCTGCCCTTGGCGGACGATACCTCGCTATCCACTGTGACGCCTCCGGCCAACAAGGGCCAGGCGATCAACATGGATTTCAAGCCATCGTTCAAGCCGGCTGTGCAGCAAGATATGCTATTCCGCAGCCAAGCCGCGTTCAGGGTGAACCGGGGCAACATCGTTCTGAGCATACCATTAACGGTAACGGTGGAGTACTCGACTCTTGCGAGCGCGCTGGCCTCTATCCGGGCCTTCGCTGGGCTGCTGGATCAAGTAATGCATCTGCAAGTCATTCAGGACACCGAGACACAGTACTACCCAAACGCGCTCTTGCAGGCTTACGACGCCGAGCCTTCGGGAGCATCCATAGTCCACAGGTTTCTTTTCGCCAGCGATAACGTGACTGACACCGCCGTCTAATGCCAACCCCACTTGCTGCAACGCGAATAAGGTTTTCGAGCGATCAGGTGTTGAATCGCGACAACGCCCTCACGCTCACGGACAAGATCACCGGATTGCAAATCCAGATGTGGCAGTCCGAAGATTCTCAGATCGAGACGAGCCTGTTCTCGAACGGCACCTTCATTGACAGTTACGCGAACATTACCAGCATAACACTGCAATTCAAAGACCCCGGAAACCTGCTCGGTTCGCCTCTATTCAGCAAGACGATCACGATTGCCGGCGGTGCTCCTGCTTACGATGCAACCTGCACGCTGACCGATTGGAATGCTGGCACAAAACAAACCTTTGCCTTCGCGCTTGCTGCGGCTGACACAAACATTGCGCTAGATGGACGGCCTTCCAGAACCCTGCAGCTTGATATGTGGGTGACAAGCACGACATCTCAACGGATCATGGTCTGCTCTGGAATCCTAACCTTAGTTGATAGCGGCTATGGGGACATCGGCTCCATCGTGATCGTGGCGCCAGGCGCACGTATGAAGTCCAATCTCCTGCAGGTGATCAATTCTGATAACTCTCTTTACTACAATGTGCGGCTCAGGAACGTGAGCGGTGTTCCAACGCTGACAACTGATGGGGCAGGTGAAGCATGAGAAAGCAAACGATACTCAACGCCCTGCTGCTGCTATTCGTGGCAGCGTGCATCGTCATCAAGGTTAGGGGCGGAACACCTATCGCGGGCAGTCCTCATGTGGGTGTTATCACCGACACCAACGGAAACCTTTTTGACTCGGCCAGCAACCTATTCGCATCTAATCTGGCATTCCTTCAGCCGTTCGAGTTCCCTTTTGCCAGCAACATTGTTCATGGTGGCATCATACCCCCGGCGAGCGCCGGAAACCTCACGAACCATGTGGACGTTCAGGCCACCGCCCTGGCAACCGGTCAGGTGCTCCAATGGAATGGCGCGTTCTGGACCAACCTGCTCTTCCCGATCACCGCAGGCATCACCAACGGCTTTATACCAGCCGTCAACCTCAATGGTCCGGTATGGTCAACGAACGGGTTCAATACAACTAACCTGAACGGGTTCGCGGCCTACGATTCCACGGCGACAAACTTCTGGCGGCTGCGCGCCAACCCGAACATGGCCACGAATGTCAACTGGATGGGGCCAACCAATGTCGGGACAGGGCTATTGTATGGCACCAATGAACTGGCCGGATCTGCAACCAATGTTCTGTTGCGCCAGATAGCCAATGGCACAGCTAATCAGGTGCTCTCTATGGTGGGCGGGATACCGACCTGGGCGAGCGCCGGCGCGTTGGGTGCAGGCCCGTTCACGAACCTCACGATCTGGAGCCATCCGACTTACTTCATGCGAACCAACGGCCAGGTTCCCCCTGTCCTGATTGTGAGCAACACCGCCACAGCCTCCACGCTGCTCACCATTGACGGCACAGGCGATCTTTATGCAAGGAACGTGTATGCTACCCAGTTGAATGTCGGCGCGAACCTCCTGGGCACTCTGGGAGACATCTACGCCACAAACCATATCGTTGCTTACACAACCGGGATTGGGTTCGTCGGGGATGGATCCGGCCTGACCAATCTCGGCAATGGGGCATTCAACGGTCAGGTGTTGACCAACCATTTCACCGGGGCAAGCCTGACCAATACAGTCCATGCTGGCAGCAACATATTCTCATTGATCTCCTTCGCGCGCAGGAACATCACGACGATAGCCAACGGTTTCAATGCCGACATCAATCTAGGAACAAACGTATTCGTCAAGTTTAGTGGCGCTTCAGCAGCATTCACAAACTGCGGGTTTGTCGCAGGTTCAAGTGGAGAGTTCCATATTCTCGTGAATATGAGCACGTTCGACATGGATCTGGCTAACGAAAGCGGTGTGGAATCCACCGCGGCCAACCGGATCACATGCCTGACCGGGGCCGACAAGAAGGTAACTGGTAACTCCGCTGTGATGATCATTTACGACGATGCGACCTCGCGCTGGATACCTCTCACGTTCACACAATGAAAAGATTACTCGCTTTCCTATGTTGCCTCCTGGTTCTGCGCGCGCAGGCCGTCAATGTGCTGGTCAATGTTCGAGATGTGGTGAGCGGCACTGTGAACCATCGCCCGGTGACTATCACCCTGACCAAGCCAGCCGGCCCAGTCGTCCTGGGTTCATGGGTGATCGCTGGAGACTCAGCAACGCAGCTCACGGACACCAACGGCATCGCGGTGTTTACCAATATCCTGACCGTGGGCCAGTATCGGCTGGACATAGCCGGCAATCCATCTCGCAGCTTCCCATTCTCGGTATCGGCGACCACGCCAACGAATGGAACTTACAATGTCATTCAACTCCTGGGCACGAACGTGGCGCCTGAGATGTTTTATGATACAGGACAGATTGATGCGTTGTTGTCGGGGATAACCGGAGGCGCTGCAACGAACGTCACCGTCCAGCCGGCTGATGGATCAATCACAGTGTCAACCAACTCATCGAGCAATTGGTCTTTGGCCATGGCAGCCGCGCAGAGAAACTTCTGGTTGAGCAATAGTCATAACTTCATCCTGTCGGATACGGCGGGAATCCTCTATGGCAACGGGGCAGGGTTATCGAATGTTCCACCTATAGGCAGCGTGACGAACGTATTCGTTCACCCTCTTGATGTTACGGTCAAGGTTGTGACGAACACACCATCTGATTTCTCTGTGGCCACGACCAATATATCCCCCGTATATCGCCTTTTCACCAATGGCGTGTTGGTCGGCCCGAAGGGCGTCATCAGCACGGCGGGGACGGTGACGGCGGGCATTCAAGAGGCAATCAACGACATGCCTCTGGCCGCGAACTCCACGCCAGCCAGCAAGTTCACCGTGCCGGGTGGTGGCCGGATCGAACTGCAACCGGGGAAATACGTTTGCACTGGGCAGATACTCATTCCCAGCTACACCAACCGCCCGTTTAACCTGAAGATTGAAGGTGTCGGATTGCCGCAGGTGATCTACAACGGACCAGGTGGGTCTAACTTCGTCATCACCACGGAATACAGTGGTGGCACTCTTTACAACGGGCTTCGACTGGAGGTGGAAGGCATCTCATGGCTGATGATTCCAAACACGACAAACATGCTCTTCAAAATCGGAGCGTGGCAGGATGTTCGATTCCGAAACAACACCTTTGCTTGGAACATGGGCTTGACTAACGAGCAGGCTGGTACGAGTGGGGGATACACCTACAACTACGAACTAAAGCAGCCGGTCCAGCCGGGGGTTGTGGGAGTATGGTTGGAGCCATCCTCGAGCGTATGGTCGGAGTTCACTGGAAACACGTTCTTTGGTTTGGCTTGCGGCATTGCCCATAGTGGAAATCGAGGAATCATCAGCGGTAACAATTTCGGAAATGTGGGGTCATTCTTCACTAATTCGGCTTACACCTATACTACACTATGGACGAACGCGGATTATGCAGGGAGTCTGGACGTATCAAGTTTAATGGGGTTGGGTCCGGCTATAGTCTATCAGACGTTCGATTCATCAGACCTGGTTGTGATCAACAACAGCTTCCTGAAATGCGGGGCAGGGGTAATAAACTACGGAGGCTCTATCACTGTGCAAAATGACTTTTACTTCGGTGGCAATTACAAGATAGTAAACTATTCAACAGGAGGGCACTGTGCCGTCAACCATTCTCAAGGCGGATACCAAGAAGCGGACCACGGAGATGCGATCATACACGATAGTGGTCTAACCCCTTGGTTCGTATTCAGTCCACAAACAAGCACTACGACAACCGCAC